ACACATGGCCATCAATTGGATCGCGAACTGCGGCGTATCGAGATGCGAATTCAGTCGCATAGATTTTCCCCGCCCCTGTTTTTTGCAGATCAAGCCTGATGTAAAAGTCGGTCGGAGCGGGCGGGCCTGACGAGCCGTCAAGGCTCTCTAGCAACAGGTCTATTTCATATTCCAAAATATCGCCAGATGACTTTGCCCATGTCGCCGGGTCAAGCGCTACGGTCATCGTCACAAGATTTCCGGTTGCTGTCGGTACAGCATCGACAAGCTGGAATAGTCGGCCTTTTCGCGCCTCGATCTTGGCATTTGAGAGCGTCACATTTGAGTATCCGATAGTCACGCCAGTTGCCACGGTGCCGTAACCAACAGAGCCAGATGCGGAAAACAGCGGATTTGGAGCGAGGTTTTTACCGACGAATCTCGAACCATCTGATTTGCCAAAAATCAGGGTTAATGCCTTTGCCAGCCCAGCCCCGCGTATGCGACCGCCGTTTAGATTTGGGTGGATTCCGTCCGTGGACACCCCGGAAAGGTAGTTACCCGCAGCATCACACAGAGCAGATGGGACAAATGCAACGCCGGGTGTGACTTTTGCAAACGCTGCCCAGGCCGCGTTAAGTTCAGTGAGCGCCTGACGCAACAGATCAGGATAGGTGGCCGCTGCCGAGTAGCCCAAAATACCCTCGTCAATTACCCGTACTCGGCCTGTTAAATAGCGATTGATTATCGCAACATGCTCGGAGTAGCAAGTTGCAACTATCGACGCGTAGGTTCCCGGCGTGATGCTTGAGAGGTTATTCACCCCTGCGCTCAGAATCGCAACGTGTGGGGCGAGGTCGATTGAGTCAGAAATGCTCTTGCGCGTCGTTGAATATGCAAGGTTGTCACGTGCCAGCATTTGCGTGGTCGTCTGACCGCCGATTCCGACATCGCCGACGAGCTCAAACAGTGGGTAGTTGTGCCTTATTGCGCTCTGAGTGGCGTTGAAACCGAATGAATTGATATTCCCTGTCGCTGGAAAAACGGTGTCGATAAACTCAACGTTTGTCGGTCCACCTGATGTCTGCTCGCCGATGGAATCCATGCCGATGACGCCACGGATCGGGAGATGGCGCAGGCCGACGGTGTGTATCGTGTCAGGGCCGAAAACAATTTCAATCCCCCCGGTGAGAGGATTAGTTTCCGCTGTTACTAAATTACCAATATCAACACCATTTCCAAGAGAAACTGTCATTATCGTAGTCCCTGTAGTAGTGTGAGTTTTACATCACCAGTGCCAGCACTAACTGTAACACGAACTGCACGAATAGGAAAAGCATAATTACCATCAGTGTTGCTAGAACCTGATGCAGTACTATGAGAAAAAGCTACTGGAGTAATAGTGGAATCATATACATCATCAAATGTATGTTCAATTTGATAAGTTACAGTTCCAGTAACGGTAACTCCAAAGCCAACATTAAATGGACTTTGTTTATAATCTAGAGGAATCCACGCCGTTGATCCTGTACCAGATTGCATAATTACTTGTGGGCGCATAATATATCCTTAAAAAAATAGGGGAGTAAATCGTGATTAAACAATCTACTCCCCTTGGGAAACCACTTTAGAGTGGTAGACCTGTTGGTGGAATAACATACTCCACCTTAACGATAACCGGAGTGGTTAGCGTTGCACTAGCTTTCAGATAAACAACCTTATCTGCAGTTTGCTTTACACCTACTTGTGTACCTGTCTGAGCGCCACCAGCCGCATAGCCGGTGGAGTTAGGAGCAAAGGCATTCAGTAGATCAGTACCACCGTTGGTAAAACCAACGTTAACAGTCTGTGTGGTATTAGCACCAGTACAGATAGTATAGACACCAACAACAACTGCATCTTTAGGGAGAACGAAAGCGGCAAACCCGGTTGAACCATCTGCTACTTCTAGGATACCTAGTTTTACATATGGGTCGCGGGCGCTTGGTGTAGTAATAGTTACACCAGCGGGACCAACAATACCTACTGCCATATCAGTCTCCTATTAAGCGCCAGCAGAGCCGTAGATTGCGCGTGGGTCAGACCAACCAAAGGAGTAACGAGCAGTTGCCTTGAACTTAGCATTCTCAGTATCAAAGTCGTTGTCCATCTCAAACTGATCACCACGACGCTCGAAGTACTTTAGACCATCCTTAACATTAGTTAGAATGAACCAAGCATCGCTGTCGGTTAGATAGTGATTAGTAACAACATTGGAAAACAGACCCTTCTGCTTGAGAACGTTAGGATCATTTAGATCAGTACCAACGCGACCATCAGAACCAAGAATACGAGCAGCCTCGAATTGTTGTTGGTAAGGAATGACGAGCTTCTCAGGCTTTGCAGCAATGAGTAGACCACGATCATCACGGAAACCAGCAATGTCGATAACAGCTTGTTCTAGAGCAGCTTCGCTTAAGTCGGAAGCAGTAGCAATCTTGTTAGAGAAAGTACCACCAGCAACGTTAAGGTGAGAAGCGGAGATTAGTTCAACACCATCACCACCCTTGTAGGTAGAGTCGAAAGCGCGGTTGTAGATATTAGCACCGACGATTTCCTTGGTTTGACGCATAGAGCGAGCAAGCGCCTTAGCCTTCTGAGCACCAACCTTACCATACTGATCATCTTCAAAGATTTCACGAGTAACGATAAAACCAAGTGCATACACAACATGGTTGTAACGTGAGGTGAAGCCTTGACGTTCAGTATCATAAGTGATTGGAGCGCCTTCAGACTTAACTGAGGCAAGACCAAAAGAACTTAGACCGAGGTCTTCTTCGTAAGCCTTATCAGAAGAATTCTTCTCAAAGAGCTTATCCCATTCAACGGCGTAATCAGCATATTCCTTACCGTATACAGAGTTGAGGCCGGGCCAGAGTAGCTTAGCAAACGAGCTAGAAGTAATAACACCAGACATATTCTATCCTTTCAATTAAACGCCAGCAATGGCATTGCCATACGCATGGGTAGTGATTTTAACTAGAACCTTGTTGTAGGCCGAGTTAGCTTCATTATCTGGACGCTTAACGATACCCATGATTTGTAATGGGCGGGTAGCAGATGCAGATGGAGCAGTAGTTGAATACACATACATTGGTGAAGCACCAGTAAGTAGTGGATTGGTATGAGCACTTGCACCGATGTCGGCGTTTAGACCAACAGTGGCGTAAGCAACAGCAGCGTCAGCTTCAGCTTCAAAAATGAGGTCTGGAGAATCAGCAACTAGTACATACTGTTTAGTTGAGGCTGCACGATAGACAGGAGTGTCTAGCGCAATAGAACCTGCGGTCATAGAACCATCAACTGGGTCTAGCTTGGCATTGATAATACCAACAACAGCACCAACAATCGGAACTGAGACTACTTGTGAAGAAGCAGCAACAGCGGCTTCAACGGCTGGGAAACCAGCAGTAGCAGCAGAGTCAGATAGTTTAACTAGATCACCGACGAAGACTGGTACAGCTTCACCAGCAGGTACTTCATAGATATTAGCTTGACCATTATATGGTGAGCCATTTAGATGCTTTACAGGCTTGAAGCCAGCAATGCGGGAGGTGTTTGCCATTTAAATTCCTTTAAATTAATAGACACCACCCAAGTAACATTAGGAAATTTTAAGAGAACCGTAACGATCTTGAGTAGCATCTCGTTTCATAGCTTGCTCTGTTTCATCATTTAGAGCAGCCTTTGCAGCTTGGTCCTCGTCGTAAAATTCCTTTTTAATTCGCATCAAGTATGAGGTTGTACCATCATTACTAATAACACGTTTATTAGAGGAGTTGTCACTAGGATCAAACACACGAGAATCTCCAACCTTCATATCAGCATCTGAGACAAACTCATAGCCCGCGGCTTGGAAATTATGGATACGACTACCAGTGTCATTAACAAACCGATAGACATAGTTTGGGTCTTTCTCGCCAGAGATGGCTTGGGGACCACGTTGAAAGAGACTCTTACGTGTTACACGCTTGTCTGCAGAAACTCGACTCATATTACTTTACCCCTCTAGTGGCTTTTACTTGTGAAATATATTCTTCTTTTGTCATACCGTTTGAACCAATGATACCAGCACGCATAAATGAGTTCATGACTCGGCGTTCATCATCTGTTAGTTCAAAAGAACTCTTACTAGTTGGTGTGACACTACCAGCTCCTTCTACTGCAGAAGGTTTAGTTCTATTTGGGTTTACAAACTTATCTTTGAAACGAGCTTTTACTTCGCCTTCAACATACTTTAAAACATCTTCAGGATCTAGATCAGGATTTGATTTAGAATAACCAAGACCTACAACATCAGCATACTTACGCATTTCTGCGTCCTTCTCATACCACTTATTAGCAGACACCCAATTAACAAAACGTGGGTCTGGACCTTGTGGTTGGCTCTCAGCAACAACTGAGCGAGCCTTTTGTTCTGCCTTCAAATCTGTCAGAAGTTCAGTGGCTTCTAGATAACCATCAGAATTACCTTCTTCGAGATGCTTCTTTTGAAGTGTTTTAAGTTCATCGACTGCACGCTTATACTCTGTCTCTTTTACTTTAGCATGATGCTCTTGTAGCATCTTCAGTGCTTTGCGTGTTTCTTTTAGATCTTTACCTAGAGTATCAATCTTACCAAAGAGTTCACCGCGCTCGACGAATTCCTTAGCAGGCTTCCATTTTTCTGGATCACCCTCATACTCTTCTTTAGGTTTCCAACCTTGCTCCCTAGCTTGTGACTCATACGAATCTACTTGTGTAGTTTGGGTTTGTTCGGTTGCTTGTACTACAGGGGTTTCTACGTTGCTATCAGCAACAATAACTTCTTCAGTCGACATACTTATTGCCTTTCTTAATGTTTTCTATTAGAGGCATGATTTGTAAATTCCAAGGAACATGCAAACCACAGACTAACTTACCACGTAGTGGAACTATATGATCAACAGATAGTCCAGAGTGTCTTGCCTCTTCATAAATCTTTAGAATCTCTTCTCTATAGAAATGTTGTAAACTAGAAATACGTTTCTGTGTTCTATACATAGCTTCCTTTGAGGCATGATAAGAAAGATTCTTCTTTCTATACTCCTCTTGGGAAGTGTTCATTAATTCTCGATTTTCCTTTTGCCATCTAGATTTCCAATCCCTCATCTGAATATTATTGGCAACACGATAGCAGACTTTTGAACAATATTTTTGGGCATGTTTACCTAATGGTTGTTGACAAACAGCACAAAGTTTCATTTTAATCCTTATTCAATTACAGCGAGAACATCATCATCATTAAAAATACAATACTCTTTACCATCAGAGTCTGCTACCTTCTTACCAGCATACCTAGTAAGAGAGACACGATCACCTACTTTCAAACAGTCCGGGCTTGCGCCTAGAGCAGTATAAGCAAGAGGACCAACCTGAACAACAGTACCATATTCAACGGCTGCTGCCTCACGTTTATCTAGCTCCAGATGAATACCAGCGGCTTTGGCACGACGATAGGTCTCGTCAGCTTCGGTGGCATCATCGAGTTTAATTAAAATGTGGTGTAGTAATAGCTTAATCAAGCTTCTGTCTCCTGTGCATCTTCAACACGAAAATCTTGAATCTCTCTGTATGCTTGAATAAATCCACGTAGATAATTATCTTCGTTTGGATTAATACCCGCCTGAACGGAGAGGACATCCTTAGACTCCTCAATCCGTTCGTTGGTGGCAAGCATAAAAGCTTTTGTTACTGGATCTGCTTTCCAGTTGTCGAAATCACTTTTTGTGATTATTGGCATTTGGCTTTGTCTCCTTAGACTTTAGCATAGCTTGTTTATGTTGGTCATGTTGTTGCTGCATTTGTTGAGCATGTGACATGGCCTTAGTGGTGACATCAACGTGTGCTTGTTGTGCCTGTAGTTGCATCTTCTGTCCAGCTTCTGCTTGAGCTAACTGGGCATCCAAGATTGCTTTCATCTTCTTCGATTCCATCTCTTGTTGTAGTTGAGCAGCTTGCATCTGCATCTTCTGTTCTTCTACAGCCTGATCTAGTTGTGCTTTATGTTCAGCTTTTTGCATGTCGATCTGAGCTTTCTGCTGATCAACTTGTGCCTTAGCCTTAATAGCTTCCATCTTAGGATCAGGTGGTGGTGGGCTTGGTTGACGCATCAACTTCTCACCGTCTGGAATCTCATGTGCTTCTAGATACATCTTAGTGATTGCCATTGGATCTAGAGTACCTAGTTGCATGAGTTGCATGACAGCTTGTACTCTTTGCTGCTTCTCTTGTGAAGACACAGCAGTTGGATCAGCACTAGGAACAATATCATCTTCTGGTCCTAGATAATCACTTTGTTGTATTGGTTGATCCAGTACAGAGATATATTCTTCTGGATTCATGTACTCACGATTAAGTTTATATACCTTACGGAACTCTGATGTCAGAGAGCGATAGACTCGCTTATAAACAGCAGTGAATACTTTCATACCTTGTTCGATAGTAGCCATCGTTGTGGTAGCTGGGGTGTTTTGACCCGGCATCTTGCCAACGAAGATTTCTGCAACAGAAGCCAATTCTTTACCAGACTTTAAAATAAGGTCTAGCAGTTTAAAGAGAACATCTGAAGGCTCTCTAACAGGTAATGGGAAAATCTGTTTCTTTAAGTCATCACCAACAGCATTAACAGCTTTCCACTCACCGGGCTGGAATCTAGAATCAGCCATCTTAATACGAAGACCTTTACCAATGAAACCTGCCTGTAGGTTAGATAGAGAACCTGCATCTACTAGTTGATTGATAATTGTGTTAGCAGAATTATTTAGTGGTCCAAGAAGTCTTCCAAAACCAATATCATAAAAACCACCGTCAGGATTTGGGATAAAGCCATACTTAGTATAATACTGATCGGCAGTGATTTGAACTACGTTCTGCTTGTCATCTCGTAGGATACCTGACTCACTAAAGCGTGGAACAATTCTAACTACCTTCTTAGAGTTAAGTTCCACAGTGATAACATAAGGTTCAGCATAACCATCTTTATCTAAGTCTAGATAAGTGTGTTGTTCTAGAAAGGTGTATGGTGTGGTTTCATCATCACCAAAATCTAGTTGAAAGGTTTTATTACTGGAGGTACTTAAATCAAGACCATCTTGTGCTGGTTCACCTAAATCAACATCACAGAATGTCTTTAAGTTTTGACGCTCTTTTACTTGACGTTTACTTAAGAAAATAATCTCAGTGATTCGTTCAGCATCAGGTAGTGACCTACACCAATAGTTAACAACAAGAGTCTTAGGTAGAACTAGGGTAGAAGCATTACGTTGTTTAGATGAGTCCCAATAGGTCTTCTTAAAACAAGTGCCAGCAATAGGTAAGATCAGTAACAGTCTGTCCATGTCCTCTTCCCAATTGGGCATTTGTTCTAGGACTTGATAAGACATGTGTTTACTAATACGATCTGCTCTTTGTGCCTTAGCACCATCAGCATCATAACCAACTACCTTACACTTAACAATCTTACCATCAGATGGAACCAGTGTAGGATAAGCTCTTGCGGCAAATTGCATTGCGGCAGTAGCTAGTAGTGGGTACTTAATATTAGCTGCATTAGGCCAAGGGAAAGTCTTTTCTGTGGCTACCTGTAGTGCGAGTTCAGTCCAATTCTTTAAATCTTTTTCCCAAGGCTCGCGGGACTGCATATCTGTTTCATAGCCTTTAACAACTTGATCACCAATCGTAATGAGTTGGTTACCATCCAAGTCTTCGGCTAGATTAGAAGATTCTAAAATAGTTTGTAGTTTCATTAGTATCCCGTTTGTTCACAACGTCCTTGAGAGGCTAGACTAGATGAATTATAATCCTCGTCATACTCTTCTTCTTTAATTTCTTCAGTAGTTAAACCCTCAGTCATCTTGTCGATTAAGATACCCTGATAAGACAGAGCATCCACAGTATCGTCATGCTTGGCACGAGGGAATGACATACATTCATCCTCGAAGGTTAACCACCAATCCGCTTGTTTGTCGAACTTTACCATACCAGCTCGCATACGGGCTTGAATGGATCTAGCTCTTTGTATTTTATCTTGTCTATGTGGCTTCAACATAACTACATTCATGTAGATACCTGACTCCATCATAGCACGATTAAGGTAAGGACCAATAGCCTTTGAGATCTGTGTGTCTTCAATACCAACAGCTAGTGGATTATAGACTTTTTGTAGTGTAAGAAGTGTATCCACAATCTCGTCACCAGAAAGACGTTCTCTAATACAGTTAACGATGTGTAACTGACCATTAGAATCTAAGCCACCCACAAGGATAGCAGTGTAATCCGCACGATCTTTCTCAGAGATAGCTAAGTCAGCAGTAATGTAGAACTGTTTATTCTTCTTCTTATCTTCCTCAGTCATTACTAGGAAGTCTCCCTTACGGAAGTATCGAATAGAATCATCTACAGGATTACACAAGATCTCACAAGCATAAACTTCTGGAATACCTTGCTCAATAAAGTCTTCACGTAACTCTTTAAAGAGTTCCTTAGACTTACGTTGAGGCCAAAGCATCTTAGAGAAGTCAGCATTATGTGCACGATACTTAACAGCACGCCACATCCCGCGCTTGCGCTTGGACCATACCTTTAAATCTTCAACAATTGTGTCTTTTGCGTTCTCTCTAGGCATTAATGCCTCAAGAGGATCGTCCAGATTCATCGGTGTCCCAACGAAACGGATAATCCCCTTTTCAGAACGGCACGGAATCAACGAGCCATACACCCATCGGCGTAATTTATCTCGTCTATCCTTGTTAGCGACCAGCTCTTCATTCATTAAGTCATCAATAACGATCATATCAGGACGCTGGCCGTCCCACAACATACCACGGAGTTTCTGTTCAGCACCCTTAGCTACTATACGGAACCGTGATTTGTCCTTGAAATTGACAATGATGTCAGTCTCTGTGTCTTTCTCGAATACTGCACCCTTCTCATTTACCTCCACTCCGAAGAGTTGATGTATTTCAGTAGAGTCATAGAGGATCTGTTTGATCTGACCCAAGAATAGAGAAGCTTGGGCCTCAGTATCCGCCACAATAAGAATGTACTTTCGCTGTCTGAACAAAGCAGCAGCGAGGGTATATGTGATTGTGATAGTAGTTGATTTACTGTGACCTCGTGGGGCACATATAGCGATGAACTTATCATCTGAGCAACATAGATCCCACCATTCCCTGTGAAAATCTGCGAATTGTGAAGCGTCGTCGTAGTACTTAGTTAAACAAGAAGTAGCAAAACCTTCGATAATTTCTTTGGTTAGTTTAGGCCACTGGGGCTTTTTATTTACTTTCTCGTTTACTTCGTTCACTGATCATCGCTCCTTTGGCGTTACGTCGGAAGGATCTATTCTCTCCCGGATTTTGTACAAACAGATTAGCAAGGCCATTCTTACCACCACGGCTAACTGCTTTCTTGTGTCCAACATCACCCTTTAGTTTAGTAGGAGAAGTACCTTTAGCTTGTGCCACCTTAGACCTCGCCGCATTCCGTTGTGCTCTGTCCTTGACTCTGGTCTTCTTCTTGGTGTGTTCCCACTTCAATTCCTTCTTGTAATCCCTCTTCCCGTTGGTCATAAATGGCATCAGTATCTTCCTTTAATACATAAGTACCATCCTCATTTTGCACAACAGTCTCACCTTCGATTACCTTATCAACTAGTTCGTTGAAGGATTCTTGCTTGACCTTACCAGTAATGAACTGAGTAAATTGATCAGCTACATTCTGTAGGATAGCAGCGGTAGTAGCTTGCTCGACGATTTTGGTTGGTTGTTTGCGAATGAGTTGCCGTTTATCCATGAGGGAATTAAAGGCAGTATTTAAATCACGAAGTTTAGCTGGCATGATCTTAGTCTTACCAGTCTTTGGATCATACATGTACTCGCCATTTTCGATGCGGTCCATCACGTTGTCCAGAGCTTTGTCGATTACTTTTGTAAGTTTTGCGTCAAGCTTCTCGTAATCTTCGTTTTGAATTTCTTTAATCTTGTCTTTCCACCAGTCCTTTTTGGACCAAGACTTAACAGTCTCGAATGGGATGTTGCACTGTGTGGCAGCCATTGTGACTGAACCTGTGGCGATAAAAACGCCTAGTGCTTCCATTTTTTTCTTTTCGGACCAATTGCCTCTGTCCACTTGGGACATGTCATTGCGCTTAGGTGCTGCGACATAACGCCAACTACCGGCCATAAATCTCTCCTTAAACAGTAATTAATTACCACTGATACTTCTATTATATAACAGAAGATCCTTCTTGTCAAGTACCCCAATGAATTTTAGTTCAACAGGAGAGAGTAATTCTTTGTAACAGGAGTATTGACTTCTTTTTAACAGTATGATATAATCTATATATATTATATATAGTACTTAATATATAGACATAAATATGTCTTTTATATTTATGGCTATATGTTTAGTACTATTAGTTATTATGAGTATATAGGGTTTATCTATATACGAAATAATAACTATATATGATTTTATATAATGAAGAAGCTCCGCAAGCGAAAAGTGGTACACAACCACTTTGAGCTACAAGTTGCAAGCGACGTATAGTAAACAACATAGGCTGACCTAGTATTGAAAAATATATAGAATTTTGTCAGACCATAACTCACAGTTATTCAGAAGTATAAAGTTTCCCCCCACCCCCTCTCTTTTATGTATATCCCCCTCCCTCCTCCTGATTTAAAAGTATGGTTAATTTAACCAACCTGTAAACTCAATGCCCCCTTGTTGTCTCTCTATGGTTTGTCTTCTATAAAATACATACCCTCTCTTGTCTTCTACAATGCTCAGCAAGGCTACGTAATCGCTCTACAATCAACGCACGTTGTGTGTCCTATACCAGCATATACCTTATATGATTTACATCGCTCTATGGAGCTTAAAATGATTCTTGATAAACTCTACACATGGTCGGTAATCCTACTACTTCTCTTCGTATGGTTAATCTTACCGCACCTCATTGGAGACTAACATGCCACTAAGTCCACGCGTAATCAACCACGGTTATTCTAGAGCAGCAGGACAGCATTGGGTATACTGTTGGTCTTGGGTTAACAACCTAGACGATTTCTATAACATGTATGATGGTTGTTTCTTTGAATAACATAGGAGATAGTCATGTCCAACACACAACGTCGTGATTACTGGAGATACATGGACTTCAGCAATGAGTTCTTCGATGCTAACAACGGAATGTCAATCATAGACTGTGACGCTTGGTGGAACTTAGGTTACACCTAAAGCAACACCATGAGCCTGATGCGCTACCGCACCCGCATCGAGACCAAGCTTGCAAAACTTGAAAGGACGCAATGAAACAGGTCTTCACTTCTGGTGCAATTCGCATCGACAATCTGACTTTCTGAGGTACATATGACACACATCCCTTATACCAAGACTGAAAAGACTGAAAAGAAATGGACCGTCGGCCAAGCAGTTGCCGCAGCTGAGATTCGCCTAAAAGGCATTCCGATGTGCGTCAATGCTTTACGCGGGTGGTACTACGATCTGTCTACCAAGATCACTCTTGTTGAGTTGAACCAGATTGCTGACTCACTGGTCGATGACTCTCACTATTATCGTATCTGAGGTTTATGTCTGCTTACATTCGTATGCAAATTATTAACGGTCCGAAGCTGGGCGTTACACTTCACTAACTGATAACAACTGTCTCTAGGAGTTCATCATGCTTAACAAGTTACTCGATTGGATAACAGTGTTGTGTATCCTGTTCGTTACACTGGTTGTTCCCACTCTCATTGAAAGGATCTAACATGTTTGCAGAACAAAATAACATCTGTTACAAACTCAACGAGGATACTGAACAAGGTTATGAGAAAGATGATATCATCTCTCATGATACCCTTCTTGTTCTGTTACAGACATACGGTGAGTTGTCTGTTACTGTTATCAGTATCCAGTAGGCTTCACTATGGTCGGTCATCTATTGACTGATCATACTAAAACCTATGGGCCATCTTGCTCCGCAAGACCGGGTGCTGCCAGTGTTTCGCTTCGCTCATCCCTTCGGGACAGCTTCGCTGCACTTCTGCCCCCTTGTCCAACACCATCCGACTAAACACTCTGTCCGTGTTAGCCGAACATCCTTGACACGCTGCGCGTGGCATGGCCGTAGCTCCGCAATAGGCGACGACGACGGTAGCACAGTTTGTCTCGCCTATTTGCTGTTAGCATACCATGCCATGCTCGGAGTCAAGGACAAGCTCCGCTTCGCTCCGTGTTCTACATGGTCGGTCATCTTGTTCGCGTTGCTCACAGTAAAATCCACGAGAGGCTCGGACTCTAGTGTAGCACACAATCCAAAGAAACACAACCCTTTACAAACCCGAAACATCCGGGCATAATAGAGGCTCAGTAACCAAACAGGAGTAGGAAATGAATCAGATGCTACTAGCACAAGGCATTGCAAAAGCACTGGACGAAGGCGAAACAGTTGAAGCTATCGCCAAAGCTACAGGCTTGAGCAAAACCGAAATTCTCAACATGGCAGATAATGCCAACTCCCGCGACTACACCGAGGTTAATACCATGAAAACACATTCCCGCATCGAATATCAATCTGACCTGCTCAAGAATTCTTTTGTGTTCGCCCTTGAGACTGCCGGTCGGTCATATCTGAAAGCCAAGTTTGCCGCACTCCGGGCAAAAGGCGCTTATCAGGCTGAAGCAATCAAGACCGCACAAGATCACCGCGCCGCCTTTGGTGCTCTCTCTCAATACGCCCCGCTTGACTGGACACCGGAAAACGTAGTTACAGAGTTTTGCGGTATGGGCCGCGAGTGGAACGCAACCGGCAAGGCAGTTCAACAATTCGCAGAAGCAAACCAGATTGACGCACAAACGGCCGCCGATCTTGTCAGTCAGCAAATGATTGTTGCACAAGACTACGCACAAGCCACACGCGGCCAACAATTCGGCGTATATCTCGGGTGGCTGCACCAAGTCATTCAAACAGCAGAAGAAGAAGGATTTCCAGAACCAGCTAACCTTGAAAAGATTGTTCAAGACGCATACAAACGCGCTGCACAGTGGAATCTACCGCAAGATGGCATCCTTATTCGCGAATTCGCCGGAGAGCTTGGTATTTCTGATTGTCTCCCATCATGGGCCGACAACCTGAAGGCCAACATGCCGACGCCAGAACAAGCAGCCGCCGCCAGACTCCGCATGGCTCAACGCTCCGCCCAACAGAGCGCCCGCGATGCAGAGGCCGAGGATGAACTGCGCCGCCGACACGGTGAATTCTAATTAGGTCGGTCATTTACAGGTCATGCACTATTATGGTGCATGGCCTTTTTTTAAAAATTCTCGCGCTTCGCGCTCGTTAAAAGCATGATCGGGCTATCGCCCTCACTTAACTGCATAATGCTCCGCTTGGAACTCACATAAAACCGTGAGTACCAGGCTCCGCCTTATTAGTTCGCATTCGCTCACACACAAAACCTTACACAACACAACCCATCTTGCACCATCTCCCGCTACACACAGACAGGGACAGGGTGCAGGGTCGGTCATACGATATTTAGTGGCAACTTTCATCAACGTTCTAAGGAGTAAATCATGTTGTTCAATTCTAAGGGTCAACAAGTAATCATTTCTGATCGCCTCGACTCAGTGGCAAATCCACGTATCTTCGCCCCCTTGCGTGAAGTGCTTGAACCTACGGACAAAGCTTGTGGTAACCTTTTCCGTCTGGAAACCCGTGCTTGTGTCATTGATCAACGTCAACACTCACACCACTAAACCATCTTACCTATTACATTAAGGATAAATTCAAATGATCAAGTTCGCACATCTACGCATTAGGGATAAGGACGGTCATATCCAACCACACGGTGGTATTACCTACGCTTATGAACTTAATGATGATAATCGCATCATTGGCTACGCTCATGCCAAGTGCCATGAAAAAGACACATTCAACAAACAACAAGGTCGTGTAAAAGCACAAGGTCGTCTCAAGTCCAAACGTTATTTTAAACCTTGTGATGTTTCCAAGGAAGATTTCTTCGCCCTAATTAATGGGTATTAATTAATTAATTATCCCGTTAGCTCAACTGGAAGAGCAATTTCCTTCTAAGAAATAGGTTACTGGTTCGAGTCCAGTACGGGATACCAAAGAATAGGTAGGTCATTATGGTATTAAACAACATCCCTAATTGGTGTGCAGGTTCTAAACTATCTGGTTTAAGCAATAGACACAAACCAACTATCACAGAAATCATTAATCTATGGAAAGTAGAGAAACACACAACATCTATTATTGTTGTTTCATGTGGATCAACTGAACCAAACCTAATTGAACATCTACAAAAAATTGGTTTCAAGAAAATGCGTGGATTCCGTAACTATGGTCATGGTACAAACAAAACATGGCTACTAGGTTATCAAATCCCTAAAAAGATTTGGTGTGAGTCCACTGGTTATGATGGTAAAGGCACTTGGACACGCACTTGGAAATGAATCGTGAACTCTTTTACTTAACATGGGATAGCGAGGGCCGCTATGCAGCAGCTAAATCTGCCTATCAATCTGGAGTTTGTCTCGCTCAAACCCAGCTCTGGATCAAACAACGACGTGGCAAACAAACGTTATCATATACTAGCAAAATGCTACGACAAAAAAGGCAGGCTACTAGCCGCGGCTTTCAATTCATACACAAAAACTCACCCACTCCAAGCATACTTTGCTAGAAAGGTCGGTCACCATCATTGTGAATTCCTTCATGCTGAAATCCATGCAATACTTAAATGTAAAGGAAAGCCCATTTACCGTATCACTACTGAAAGGTATGATGCACGCGGACTTCCAGCTAATGCATCCCCATGCCCAATCTGCCTAGAGGCTATTAAAGCTTTTGGAATACAAAAAGTAGAGCACACAAAATGATCATACAAGAAATTAAACTACATCCAGAACCAGTAGTTGTTACATATACACCACCAACAACAGTAAAGCAAGCACCACTCGTATCTGCAGCAGGTAACATCCTACCATTCAATCCAAAGCCAACCATTGGTACGCCATGGACCTATCTTGAATTACAAGAGGAACAAAAACGTGCCTACGACAACAACATTAAAATTGGTACTAAATGGCGATTCCCACATTCACAAACATGGATTGAAGTTGTTGGTTGGCAACTAACACCAGCATACACAACAAGTGTTGATAACTCACCATGCATTGTACGTGGTAAACGCAAGTCACCAATAGATCTACGTGATGATCTTATCTTTAATTATTCTGTTGATGAAATTCTAGAAATGGAAATTGTAAATGACTAATCGTATCGTAATTAAGAAAGCCAATCGCATCATTGATGTGTTCTTCGGTGAAGAAGGCTTTGCTCAACAAGAATGGGTACGTTTTCTATTAGTAGGCAACTACCTCAAGTACATCATTGGTGCCCAACTAAGCCCACAAGATTTCACGGAAGTTAAGAAACTCTTGGGCCTATCTGGAACACAACAAAAGAAAGTAACAACCTAATGAAACTCTACACACTGGATAAAGAACAAAATCCTTTCCCTAAACAATTTGACTCCATCGTTCATGTCAAGAACGTAGAAGATATTAAAAGAGATGGAGTTCTTATCCTGTGGGGAGGTACAGACATTTGGCCCGGACTCTATAAAGAGAGGCCAAACAACATGTGTTATACTTACAAGATGTCAGATAGGGATAACAAAGAAGTAGAAGCCATTCAACATTGTCTCAAAAAAGACATTAAGATGATTGGCATCTGCCGTGGAGCACAACTCCTCTGTGTTATGGCTGGTGGTAAATTAGTACAGCACATTGAAGATCATGGTCGGTCACATCTAATCACCCTATTCGATGAAAATCATTCTCAAATTTACTCCAATTCATCACATCATCAAATGATGTTACCACCAATTGGTGCAAAGATTCTAGCAGCAGCAAAAAAAACAAAGGGACGAAACCAAGATAACAATCCAATTGATATTGTTACTGTACCAGAAATTGTCTGGTTCCCACAAATCAATGCATTAGGTATTCAACCACATCCTGAATGGGCATCAAGCCCAATCACCTTTAACCTTTATTGTGAACGCAAAATTAGGGAGTATATCCTATGTTAGTCTTTTCCTACTTTAAATCAGACACACACCTACCAAAAGGCTGGAACTGTCTTAAAAATGAAGATGTATTTACCTTCCATACAAACAACTATACCGAAAGTTTTACTCTTAGGATTTTCCCTAATGATTGTGGTTCACTTATACTCACACAAGTTAGTAGTATATCTAGAGACGCTCTAAAACTTGTACGACAAGTTGCCTCTATTTGTGGATTTGATACAGTTGTTTGTACATATGTGAATCTACGTGACACAACTGATACAGAAGCAGTACAAAACTTCAAGAAAGAGCGTTGGATTAAAGTAGTAGATGGTAAATCAAATCGTAAACATAATTACAAAACTAATCGTAAGATTGTTTACATCCTCCATATTCGTAATTGTGAGCACAAGGGTTACTAATCATGAAATATTCGTCAAACATTACTGGAGTTATTTATTATGCGTAAAAGCTTTTTAATTGGTTGTGATCCTGAATTCTTCCTTAAGAAAAAATACGGCGGTTATGCCTCAGCAGTTGGCCTCATTGGTGGCAGCAAATGGGAACCAAAGAAATTGGACGAGGACGGTCATGCCATCCTAGAAGATAACGTTGCTGTTGAATTTAACATTAAGCCAGCATCTACCTTCAATGAGTTCCGGTCCAGTATTCACAAGGTTCTTGATCATTTGCGGGGTATTTTACCCGGCTATGAATTCAGCAAGGAAAGTGCTGTCAGCTTCCCTAAAGAAGAACTAGCAACACCAGAAGCACAAATGTTTGGTTGTGAACCAGACTTTGATGCGTGGAAAATGGCTCCAAACATGAAGCCACACGCTGCAGATGAAAACCTACGCTCCGCTGGGGGACATATTCATGTCGGATCTGATATTGCTGTCGCTAATCCTCTTGGTGTCATTCGCGCCATGGATCTGTTCCTTGGCGTGGATTCTACACGACTCGATAGTGGAACTCTTCGACGAGAGTTGTACGGAAAAGCAGGTTGTTTTCGTCCTAAGCCCTATGGTGCAGAATATCGCACTCTGTCTAATTTCTGGATTTTTGACGATAAGCTCATTCAGTGGGCTTTTGACGGTACTCAACGGGCCTTAGAGTTTGTTGAACAAGGTAATGAAATTTCAGATGAAGATGGTTATCTGATCCAACGTTGTATTAACAACAACAACAAAGATGACTACCTATATCTTGCTAAGAAATTTGCAATTTAAGGAATAATAATGAACTGCTGGCAAACACTAACAGATATGAAATCTCTAGAAGATGTTAATTCAGAGATGCAAAAGAAGTACAGAGACACTTGGTTAAAAATCTCAATGGGAGATGAAGACCCAATCTTTGGTATGTTCCAAGGAAACAATAATCCAGACTCTTATTTACTAAAAACAATGGATAAGGGATTAAATTGGAACACGATAGAATATCACTTTGATCACCACCCACTCTTATCTATTACTGTGCCAAAGCCAGAGATTGGTTGTTATTCCACTAACAAAACAAAACAACTGGTAGTATTCAATACCTTACCACATCGTCAATGGAAACGTGGATTATGTAAGGGTAACAGTACTATCTTTAATGTTATTGGTAATTATTCTAATGGTGCTGTTAACGACTTTAATGGATGTATTGTGGATGTTTTACATAACACTAAAACATACACACTAGAAGAAGCTATTACAACATTAAACACAGAAAAAAGTTATGGTGTAGCCATCAATAGAAATTTTGGTATTACTTTAAATTTCAATAGTACTAACGATAGTTTTCTATTCCTCTTTTACAGACAATATTTAATTGGTAAAGTTTTACGTAACAAAAAGCGAATCATCCTAGAGAATGAGTTATTCTTACAAGAAGTGATTGACTCAAGACATACTTGGTGTCCAGACTACGAGGTAACTGTAAATGACTGAACCAGTCCTATCGGCTATTTATGATTTCAAAAATCTTGTGCTAAATACAGCACAAAATGGTGCTTATGAAGCAGCCTTCCCAATTACACATCCAGAAAAAATGGTGGATAATAATGTATTATTGGGTATTGAAATCGAAGTAGAAAATATGAAGAAGTCTCTTCCAATTGTTGAGTTTTATTGGAATGTTAAGGACGACAACTCACTACGCAATAATGGACTAGAATTTACCAGCACACCACTACGAGCCAAACAAGTAGAATATGCATTAGATTATTATAACAAGGTAGCCACTGCTAACAATAAGCCTGACTATAGTAATCGTACCTCCGTGCATGTTCACATTAATGTGCGTGATCTAACACTAGATCAAATTAAAAACTTTGTCCTTCTTTATGCGCTCTTTGAAAAACATTTCTTCCACATAGCTGGAACTAAACGAGAAAGCAGTATCTTCTGTGTACCACTATACAAGACAACCCCTGTTGGGAATATCAGCAACCTAGAAAACCATCTACAATATTGGCATAAATATAATGCCCTTAACTTAGGGACGGTCATTGGTTCAAACGGACTACCTATGTATGGTACTGTGGAATTCCGTCATTTATATGGCACTGGTGATAAGAAGACCATCATCAATTGGATTAACAACATCCTAGCTCTCCGTAAAGAAGCAATTTCATGGAAACTTAATGATCTACTTAATCATGTTAAGACCCTAAACACAACTAGCGAATACATTCACCTATATCAACGCACTTTTGGTGATATGGTTATGCTAGACAAGATGGAAAAGTATGACTTTGAATCTTGTGTGTCATTTGCTAAGACATGGGAATGGGGTCACAAGTTACGTGCCAAGTATCAACTACGTAATAACAGTTGTTATAGAACTAAATATGTTGTAGAAGAAATGAAGATTAACAATGATGGTCCAAAGTTAGCCACCACTAAGACATATTTTAACGGTGAAAAACAACTTAAAAATTATACAAGTTGTCAACTAACTGCAAACACAGATGAGAATGGCACCACTTGGGTACGAAATGAAACTGAGGGTTGGTCAGCCATGTATATGGCCCCCGGAGATAACGAACTTTTTGAGAAGCTAACATCTAAGACATACCAGATCTTTGGTATTGATGATCAAGAGGCATTTTATTTAGTTTATGTCCAAAGTGCACGTTTAGGTACAGTGTGTTTAACTAAAACGGATGCAAAAAAACTAGACCTAAATCTACACTTTAAGTATAACAAGCCAGTACTTAATCCAAACATGCCCTTGGAAAAATGGACAGATAATAATGATAAAATCACTATACCAAAACCAAATGATCCATTTGATATTCCAACAATTACACCAATAGTAAATACTACTACACAAGAAACCAATCCTAATTGGAATCTAATAGCCGCTGAAATTACTAAATTTCAACAAGAACAAACTAAAACAAAACAAAATGCAAACAAAAACTGGTTTAATGTTGATTGGAATGCTAATGCAGACCCTGTACCAGCAAAAAAGCCAACAAAGAAAGTAGTAACAAAAGTAGCTAAAGTTAAAAAACCTACTAATCTTCTTAACAAACTTTTAAATGAAATGGGATAACCATGTGTGGTATCGTAGCTATCATCAGCAAAAATCACAACGGGTTTCGATTTAAAGACGGTGAAATGTTTAAACAAATGCTGTATGCCAACGCCCTTCGGGGCTTTGACAGCACTGGTATCTTTGGTATTAATAAGTATGACAATCTAAAGATGATTAAGGTAGCAAAACCTGCTGCTGAATTCCTAACCAGCAAGACATTTGACGACTTTAAATCTGATATGTTCAGTAAATATAAGGTAGTGGTCGGTCATAATCGTGCTGCTACTAAGGGAGCAACTACAGATGAAAATGCCCACCCATTTATTGAAGATCATATTTGTCTAATTCATAATGGTACTATCACTGGTCACAAACAACTAGCAGATAAGGAAGTAGATAGCCATGCCATCTGCCACGCTTTTGCTAAAGATGGTGCTGAGGCTACTATTCCTAAGATTGATGGAGCTTATGCACTCATTTGGTATGATGCACAAGAAAAGAAACTCCACATTGCTAGAAACGAACAAAGACCTTTATGGTTAATTCAAACTAAAGATGCAGATTTTATTGCATCTGAACCAGAGATGTTAACTTGGCTATTGCGGCGAGTTCATGGTGAAACAGGTACTCCAGTTTATTTTGGTACTGATAAAATTTATACTTATGATGTAACCAAACCTTATGCTGGTTATACCACCACTGAAAAACCAAAAAAAGCATCGCCTGTAACAGCACCAGTTTCCAAGCTGGTACAGGTGTCGCGCAAGGCTCGGAAACTGATGAAGGTTGGAAAAAACAAATGCGAAATTACTACGAAGGACTCGAAGGATGTTTTTACTGATCAACCCACCTTTAGCGACACAGTTTTTTTTTCTTACGGAAAATCTACAATCCAAAGTAATACTGTTAGAATTGAAGGACCATTTCTTAAGGATAAAAAGAAAGTTGTTGCAGGTTATCTGGATGTAAGTAAATATACAGCCAATCAACTTGAGTATATCCTAGAATATACCACAGAATTTTATGGTAATTATCGTGGTTTCACAAAGAAACGTGATGGATCTATTCAATACTTTGTAGACAATCTCAGACCAGTTAATGAATACACCACCTTAACAGGACATATTGTTAATGATAGGCAACTATTAGCAGTAAACTGTGCTTGTCATGAATGTGGTGAAATTATCCAACCTGATATTCAAGAAGATGAATTCTGGGTAAGAGTTAATACTGCAGGAGACATCAAAGATATGCTTTGTCCAACATGTGTAGCACAGCACCCACATCTTTCAATCCTATTGGAGAAGAAATGTATAAACGAATCATCATCATCGGTTACAAGCTCGGATCTGCATCAGTCCGTGCACTAGCCACATACCTAAGAACCAAAACAAAGTTAAAGATTCTTCGCGTAGATAAAGAGAGTAAAACCTATAAGAATAAGCCCACTGATTATGTCATCAATTGGGGGCTTTCTTTATGGAGACCTGATCATAATGTAGCACATATTCAGAATAAATTATACTTCTTTAGATACATCCAGAAACATAATGACACACATAAAGATTATACAGCACAACAAATCTCTATTCCAGAATGGACAGAAGATAAAACAGTAGCTACTCAATGGTATAATAACTGTGATACTGTTGTTGCTAGGGCTTTATTAAGCAGTCATAGTGGTAAAGGTATCTCACTACATAATGGTGAGAATAGTGACTTAAATCCATACTTCGTTCCTCTACCTGATGTACAACTATATGTTAAGTACAAGAAAAAGAAGTCAGAATTCCGTGTCCACGTATTCAATGGTCAGGTTATCGACGTTACTCAGAAAAAGAAACGAAAGGATTTTGAAGGTGAAGTCAACACAAAAATCCGCAACCACCAGAACGGCTGGGTATATTGTAGGGAAAACATTACAGAACCCAACGATCTACGTTCTCAGGCGATTCTTGCTGCTACTACTTGTGGTATTAAGCATGGTGCTGTTGATGTAATTTATACTGAAAAAGAAAATAAGTGTTATGTCCTTGAGATTAACTCTGCCCCCGGTATTGAGGGTACAACACTAGAGAAATACTCTGAAGCTTTTTTAAAGGACATGGCAAATGAAGTATAATTATACTGATTGGAAGCAAGGTTTAGCACAAATTGGACAACAACTTAATACTACCTTTGCCTTTGCAACTAAACAAAAAGATGGTAGTTACACAAACAACATGCCTTTTGTTAAATGTCGTGATTTCTTTGGTGATGTTTTAGAAGCAGTTCAAACCAAGACTCCCAAAGGTATCTATGGCTTTAATTTTAATCCAAAGGCACAAAAATTTGATACTGATAAGTGTCGTATGTTAATTCAATTTGAAACACCAGAGTCTTACGAAGCGTTTGGTAAAAATTATATACACTTCAAGAAAGAACTTCGTGACTTGACAGCTAGTATTGGCTATGGTACAATGCACTATCTTGAAGATGGTAAGACTATTCTTATGGTTACTAAACCAATCTGGCAAAGTACTGTGGCTAACATCTCTTGGTATACTTTTGTATTAAAATGTCTCAGTTATCCTAATCTTGATTATACTAAGTCCTTTGTAGACAACATGCTTACACATCAATATGAAGTAGCAGATTGGGAAGGCAAGAAAACATTACGAGACACCAATGAAAAGAACTATATGAATAGTGCTATTGGATCTTTACCAACATTTCTAAAGAACCTAGAACAACTATCCACTGGATGGCAATATGTTCATGGATACCCATCAGAACAAGGAATCAGTGCCGTGCATAACAATGCAGGATTCGTAGCTATCTGTAAGAATTTTTATGGTGGTATTGGTGCCAAACTAAAGGAACTATATAATGCCCAACCTATTACTGGATGAACTTGAACGAAAAACACGTACTTGGTTACGTCCTAGCATCCAAACTCCACGTTATATTGCCTTACTAGTTAAGGCAGTATTTAAACCTTCTATGGATACTCAACAAGCCATTAAAGAATATTGGGATACATGGAACAAGGTATATAAACCATGAAAACATCTGAACTGATTGGCCCTGCCCTTGATTGGGCTGTGGCGAAGTGTAAAGGGGTGGAAGTTGAATATATCAACGACGGTATAACCAAAGTTCAGCTTAGGTCGCATCCATTTTCAGGTGTATACCGCCCATCAACAGACTGGTCACAAGGTGGCCCGATCATTGAGCGTGAAGCTATCACCTTATCTGCGTACTGCGGAAAAAATGATTCAGTTGATTGGTACGCAGGAAGATATAGTTTAAAATCTCCAACACCTCTCATTGCTGCCATGCGCTGCTACGTAACCAGCGAGCTGGGTGATGATGTTGAGATTCCAAAAGAATTATTAAACTAAGAGAACAGAAATGAACATCAAAGAGACTGCGCTGAAGGTTTGGGATGACAACATAATTGAATGCGCGCCGGAAAATCTTAACAAATTCGCCGAAGCCCTAATCGCTGAACTCGCCAAGGAGAATGAGCCGGTTGCTTGGTGGAACGGAAAGGAAACAGCCTTCTTTGAGCATGAAGTCGATGGCCCTGTAGGAGAGGTTCGCATTCCGCTATACACCCTCCCACCCCCCGCTTCCCAGATCGCGAACAAAGAGCGTGTTGAGCAGGAAACAGCGGAAGCGTGCGCGAAGGTTTGTACTAGCTATTACGAGCGCTATGACGGAACAACTGAAGACTGTTTTGACACTGTGCATGATGCTGCCAAAGCCATCCGAAGTGGAGCATGGAAGGAGTTTAAGTAATGATTACCTGTCAGTACACAAAAATTAAATCTGATAGCTACGGCACTAACTGGAAAACATCTTGTGGGAAGGAAGTTAGGTGTGAAGCTCCCATAGAAGTTGGATTTTCATTCGATCCACTGCCAAATGCTAATGGAAAGTTTTGTAGTTTCTGTGGAAAAGAGATTGTACTTAAGGAGTTTAAGAAATCATGAGCATCACATCAGATCGAATTAGGGAAAACGATTTCATCCATGCGCTTGCTGACGATGCTGCTGATGATATTGAACAACTCGAAGCATGCAACGCCGAGCTTGAGAAGGAAGTTGAAGCATTAACTAATGAGCGTGATCTTAATGTGCGTCAATGTGACGCTAATACTCAGCTTATCTCACAACTCCGCCAGCAACTCACCGCTATCCAAGAAGCACTATCAGACAACTTTTCAGAGTCAAAAGACTGGTTGTTTGATTCAGACCCTATTTGTAGGATTAACTGGTTAAAGTCATTTCACCGGCAGCATCGGAATGATATTGATGAACTATGCCAGCAACTCGCCATCAAAGAAAGCGAGAATAATTAATGTCAGGAAGATGCAAAGCATGCGATGTAGTTCTATTTGAAGAAGAACTCACAGCAAAAGATCCAGCTACTGGACAATACCTAGAACTTTGTTCTAAATGTCAAGACATTGCAGAAAATCCAGATAATTGTGCTGACTTTTACCCAACAGGATCTATGCACTATGAGGAATGATTATGGCCCACTGCATAGAACACACACAATGTCCAGAATGTGTTAAATTAGGAAAGGATAGAAGTGGAGACAATCTTGCTATATATGACGACGGCAGCCAGTATTGTTTTTGCTGTGGCTTTTCTCGTCAAGCGAATGGAATGCAAAAGCTTAGAAAAGCTGCACCAAGAGCAAACAGAGAGATACAACTTCCATTTGACTCAACTAATGAACTCCCACTTTGTGCCTTGGAGTGGCTCAAAAAGTATTCACTAACTGATCTTGAAATACAAATCCACAATATATTATGGAGCGATCACTGGAAAAGATTGATCTTCCCATATATTATTGATGGTAATCTTATTGCATGGCAAGGTCGGTCATTTGATACACAATCTAAAGCTAAGTGGTTTAGCCAAGGAAATATACACGAGTTTTTACATATAGTTGGGAACACCAAAGCAGATAGAATTGTGTTGACAGAAGATGTCATTTCTGCTATCAGAGTAGCACGACAAAGTAATCTATGTGCAATGCCTATCTTTGGTAGTCATGTTTCAACAAAAACAATCTTGCGACTTAAGCGGTACTATGATACAATGGATGTGTGGTTAGATTACGACAAGGCTAAAGAGTCTATGAAGTTTTCTAATACAATAAGACAACTAAACTGCAAGTCAAGTTGCATCATTACACCGAAAGATCCTAAAGAATATTCTGATGAAGAGATTACTGCATGGCTTTACAACTCCTGAAATTTCTGTTTGCATAAAAAGAAATATTATGATATACTTATAGTATAACCATTAGGAGATTTTATGAGACCAAAGCAATTTGAATCAAACAAAGAATATCAAAAACATTGGAGAGAACAAAACAAAGAGTATGTTAAGCAACAAGAACAACAATACGCACAAAAAAATCAGGCTAAACTACTCTTTCATCAAGCAAAATCATCAGCAAAACGACGAAACTTAGAATTTTCTTTACAAGAATCTGATATAAAGATACCAACACTTTGTCCAATTTTAGGTATCAACTTGACAAAAAAAAGAGGAACTGGTAGAATTAAATCTAATGTGTCTATAGATAGAGTAGATTCTTCTAAAGGATACACACCAGAAAATATATGGATTATATCTGATCTAGCTAATCGAATGAAATCAAACGCAACAAAAGAGGAACTACTTCTTTTCGCAAACGGTATTTTGAGGCTATATGGCACTACAGTTGCT